TGTCGGTACAAAAAACTACTAAACGTGGGAAGGGTCCAAGGCCTGCCCCACAAACGGTTAATGTTAACCGAAAGCCAGGTACCTCTAAGGTACTAGGCACGCGCTTACAATGTAAGTGTGGAAGTCCTGGACGTGTAGTTATGACACGTAGAGGCGAATTATTTGTGTGTTTTGATACACCTAAACACAATCGGGCTATCAGTAGCATCCGAGAAGCATATTGTAAGACATGTGATAGAAACACCTCATATTGTCGTTACAATAAACCAGATGGGTCTCTCTATGAGACCTATTGCTACGAGTGTTGGACAACAACGGGGGTGGCTGATAAGGGCGTTAAAACTGACTCTCAGTTAATAAAACGACCACGTAAGGCCAAGAAACCCAGGGCACCCAAGGGTGTTATTAATAGTCCTCCGCTTCCGGTGGGTAAGGTGGTTACTACAGAAACACCTCCCACGGCAACACCTGGCAAACCCATAACGGATTTGCAGGCGGAACAGGTAGCAAGGAAAGTGCTAAAACCAACTAGGTACTTAGAACCAACAACAACGGCTATTCGTACTGCGCGAAAGGATTTTTGGGAGGCGGGCAAGGCTCAACGAGACAAACTCGTGAAGCAGGCCAACGTGTTCCTCAGGGAAACGTTGGAAATGCAGCCGCGATCCATAAATATACGCGTGGGGGGTCATGTAAGAAGTTACAGACCGAGAATGCCAGTGAAGAATGGAACACTTCCAGTCTTCAATGTAGCGGTGCTCCTAACAGTGGATGGTTTGGACTCTATCAAAAGTACGAATCTAGAAACAATAACGTTAATGTTGCAAGACGTGGCGTATTGGAGCACAATAAAAGACATCAGTCTACGCCCGGGGGCAATGAAATCATCAAAGAACGATTATGCTCCGGGGGCGACGAACGTCCCATTCCAACCGGACAACGGTTACAAGTTCGGGGAAACAAATGTGCCTTACCAGAGAATACTGGAGGACTTCCCGGACCTAATAACCCAGTCACCAAAGCCCCAGCGGCTGGTGAGAATGTTACCAAGTCAGATGATGGCTTGGGGGGAGGCAACAACCGACGAAGTGTAGAACACATTTGTCCTTTTAAGTCACAACGAAATGATAATTTCGTTGTTGACTTTAGTTGTTGTGACTTGGGACCTTGGTGTGAACCCCAGGTGGTTCACGTAACAAGGCCCATAGTTTGGACGTTAAATTTGATGTCGCGAAAAATGCCTCTATGGTATAATAAGTTGGCTCTATCACATTTACGTTCATACACGTCCTTATCAACGAGGGACACGGCAATTAAGGTGACTTGCTGTGCGGAACTACGATCAAAGTACCGTCAAATGGGCATTCACCCTAGTTGGGTTGACAGAATTAGGGCGGGTTCCGTGGCATTGGCCATGGTTGTCACGCCTGATGAAATTCTGGCGGTTGAGGCTATGGGTAAATACCGGAACCTACAATCGCTGTCAGCCTCTAAGGCTATAAAAAACCCCATTTCCCAGCGCACCCGGGGGCCTTCCAAATTCACGGCAAGGGACCGATATGGATCCAACCGAAATGTTTGGAAGTACTTCCAATCTCATTTGAGAGGAAACAGGATCAACGAGTTGATCTAGTCGTTTGCGTTGGAGATTTGGCGTGTCAACATTCGCGTAAAATGGTGGAATTATTTGACTGGTCATTTATTACCAAGCAAAGTTCATTCCACCGATGTGTGTTAAATGAGTATCATTCCATCGTGAATAGACACTGCAAACCTATGGGTAAGTGCAGTAAATCTTTCTTAGTGCAGGCTAGGAATTTAATTGACCATTTGGTCATAGATTTAGTACCGATGGGAGTTATGGAACTCATTGCCTCGCGACCTCCAAGGATTCGTAGGCGATATACAAATGCACAAGAACAGCGATCAACCTCGCATTTGGGGAAGTCCTTCATAAAGTGGGAAAAACATGATATTGACAACAATACCAGTCCGCGATTAATACAGTATCGCAGTACTGCCTATACTTTACAATTAGCCAGGTACACAGTACCATTGGAATGGAAATACAAAATTTTTGTTCCAGTTGCTAATGGGGGATTTCCATTTGTGGTTAAGGGACTAAATGCTAGGGGTAGGGCAACTAGGCTGCGTAACATTTATGATAGTCTGGTTAGGCCCGAAATATGGTTGGTTGATCATAGTAAGTTTGATTCCATGGTTAATATGGATCTGCTTAGGCTTGAACACGAGGTATATCGGAGATGTTACAGGAAATGTGATAATCTTGAATACCTGTTGAGTAAACAGTATCATAATAAATTTGTTACTCAGAATGGCATTAAATATACATTTGAGGCCAGAAGATGTTCAGGCGATGCGAATACCTCTTTGGGAAATAGCATTATCAACTATTTAATATTACGGTGTGCATTTCCATCGGCAACTATAGTTGTTGATGGAGATGATTCCGTTGTATTTCAAGAGGCGGGATCTCAGAAAAATTTAAATTTTTGCGATATGGGTATGGAAACCAAGTATGAGTGCGTATCCGAATTTCAACAGATTGAATTTTGTCAGTCGAGGCCCGTTATGACCCCTATGGGGTGGGTTATGTGCAAGAATCCTATTAGGGCTCTTTCACGTATGAACATTAAACTTGGAATCCCCGACGAGTCTTTTTTCAAGACTGTTGGTGTGGGTGAGGGTTTAATTAGTTCATACATGCCAATGTTATCTTATGCCGCGGCTCGATTTCGACTTGCGGGGGGTAATGGTAAATTTAAGCCACACCATCTGGATTACTATACACGTATTATGATGTGGGATAGTAAATTTAATTATCCTACTGATGAGGTTCGGGCATCATTTGCCCGGGCATGGAATATTAGTGTTCCGGAGCAGTATATGTATGAGCGTATGATAGCCAGGGGTGTTGTAATATGGAAAGAGCAATAAATCTTCCTGGTTTTGCCACACCCACTAGTGTTAGTGGTACTGCATATGTGCAGACTGTACTCAACCCCTGCGGTGAGTCACAACCAGTCGAATTGGCTGGCATCCCCGATGGGGGTAACACTGACATAGTCGTACTGGCTATGCGTGATGATATGAACTGGCCAGCACCTAGCTTTGGAACCGGTTCATGGAGTACTATAGTATTTGATACTCCGTACTTGGTGGCGCAACAAATTATCGTTAGGTATAATGATACTGATGGCGAGCCGGATGGTGCCACTCTACGTGGTTATGTTAATGGTACCGCTGATGTGGATATGCCATTCTATCCTGTTTGGCTACGTCCTAATGTGTTGGCCACTGAGAACATTCTCATTAATCCCAACGTACCAACTATTGTGTTTACACAATCTCTGGCTAACTTTGAATTTACCATATTAAGGCCCAGTGTCTTAACTAATTTTGACTTTACCAATGATGCAATCGGGTGGAGACAATTACGTAAATTTAGGTGTATGGCCAAAGGTCGAACAATGCATTTAAATGCACCGGCCACTGGTACGCAAAGTCGTATTAACTCAGCCCACGTGGGAACTGAATCAAGTCCTAAGGTATTGGTTCAAACTCCTCTCGCGGGTATTGGAATAGCTAGAGTTATTCCAGCCAGATATACCGTAACACCACCATTCTCATTCCAAGTGTTGCCACAGCAAGATTTGAATTGTCGACAAGACATATTTAAGACTGGGGCATATGACATGCAACGTCATTGGAATGGTGCTATATCATGGAATGAGTTAGAGGATGTCCGACCTATTTGGAGGGCTAATCCTACCGACCTTGAATCATCATGGCTATTGCCAAACACCGTTCCCAATCAAATTGGTATGGAAATTAATTCCAATGCCATTCTTAAATATGATGGGTTCGATGTAAATCTTGGATGGGTGGTAACACACATCTCGGGTTTGGCCCGTGGAACTGTGGATGGTAATAACGTTACTGTGCACATGAAACATCGATCATTCTGGGAATTTAATGTTCCCGGTGATTCTCCATGGGCAGCAAATAAGAAGGCACCTTGCCCAATGGATGATGGAGCGTTGGCCTGTGAAAAATATCTTGGCCCACATATTCCTCATTCATTTGAAGCCAAATATAATGATTGGGGATTACTTGGTAATGCTATATCTACTCTACTCCCAGGAGTAGGCAAGATACTAACCGGTGTCCTTGGTGGACTGGGTGGTGGTTCTCGGCCACCGCGTCAAAATGTAATCGCCGACCCTTATGGGGGTCAAAACCTTTATGGTCAGGGCGGTTTTAACAGACCAGCACCAGATTATTATCAGCCATATAATGGCAATAGTAATGGATACCGTCCCAGACCAGCACCAGTTGCTAGTCAGGGTAAGCGTCGTCGCAAGCGACGTTAAATTATGCGAACCAAACCCGAAAGCATGTAGCAATCCGACGGAATCCACTATACTGGTGGCAGGTTCGGTTGGCAGGTTCAACATGTAGGTTCTAAATGGGCG